GTCGTCGGCTGAAGACTTTACCCACTGCGCCTTTTGCTGCCCATCCGGGCCGTAGAGCGTGGACACACCCTTGACGTTGTAGCCATCGGGGACGGTGTGCACCATGTCGTGCTCGGGGCTGAATCCCTGCTGTGCAGCACGCCGCCGGATAGACTGGAGCGCTCGGGCAAGATTCCGTTCCGCAATCCCTAGCGCCTCTGCCGCTCGCCGCACCGTGCCGTTATCAATGATGGCCTGCAGCTTTTCGACTTGGAGGCCAAGGCAATATGGCTTCAGCCCCTCCAATTCCGCCGCAGACAACCTTTCATGCGCCGGCATGGTTCGCCCTCTTTTGTGGACTACTGATTCTGTTGCGCTTTGCCCGCCACCCACTGACGAGCCACTGCATATCCGCCGACTGTGCCCATGTACGTCAGCCACAGCTCCCAGCTATCCGGCATGTGCGCGGCCATCTTCACGGTGAAGACAAGGCCGGCGACGATCATGCCGATGCGCGTATGGGAGAGCGTGCCGTCCTTGGGGTCGGTGTAGAGTTCCGGCAGGCGACGGGCGAAGTCCTGAGCCTGTTTCCACAAGATGCCGATCATTTGTCTTCCTTCCAGCGCCTGTAGCGGTCGAAGACCCAGCCGCCGATCTGCAGGCACAGCCATATGATCGTCAGGACCTGTAGCCACCGCTCCAGCGGCAAGCCGAACCATATCCATGTCGATGCAGCAACGGCCGGAGCCGATTTGGTTACGCCTGCGGCTATCTCGGCTGCCGTGCTGTGCTGGTCGTGCATCTTCATACTTCCTTACCGTTATTGGGTGATGTAGCCAGCGCCCGTGATGAAGGCCTGTGCGTGCGCTTCCGTCGCCGCACGCTCGCCGACCTCGATCACCATGTGCGGCTTGGCAGCGGCAACCATCGCGTCGCTCACGCCGACCGCGTTGAGGCCGGGGTACGGGCCGTCGCTAATGAACTCCTGCACCAAGGCATATTCCCGAGCTGTCAGCAGCGGCGAAGCAAACCGGGCGTCAGGCGTGCCGAGATGGGTACCGAACCGGCCGTTGGTGTTGAGGGTCGTGCCCTCCAGAAACAGTGCGGTCCCGCAGCGGGAGAACGTGCTGGCGTCCTCGGGCGTGATACCGATTGCGCCAGCAAGCGCATCACCGACTGCCACGCTCTTGGCGATGCAGTTGGCGCGATAGAGATAGGCAGTCATCAGTAACCCCCGAGTGCGTCGAGCAGGTGCGCCTGCACCGTGCTCTGTCGCGTGCCGTTGAAAGCACCCGAGCAGAACAGGCAGAAGGCGACGTCAGCGAGGTGGAAGCCGTCGAGGCTCGGGTAACCCGCCAGCCAGCCATTAACCTCGCCCGAGGTGCCGGTGTTGTGCGTGCCCGTGGTGGTAACCATGTCAGTGAATGACACGCTATCCTTGCCGGCCAGCGCGACCTCGCCCGCCCCGTTGCCGGACTTGATGATGCGCAGGACGCTCGCCCCGCCATCGAACAGCGCGGCCGCCCCGTTCAGGTTGGTGCTAGCCCCGCCGATGTTGCACTCGATCCGGTTGTTGTCGCGGATGTTGATGTAGTTGTTGTTGTCGAAGCCGAACAGGTGCGCGAACGGCAGCGAGCCGGCCGGTGACGTCTTGGTCTTGAACACGACATACAGCGTGTAGGTGGTGAGGTCCGCCGGATTGGGGAAGTCCAGCCAGGTGCGCTGGTTGGCCGCGTTCTGCCCGCCCTGCACAACCTTGATGCCGTTGTCGACGATGTACAGCCCTCGCGCCGCCGACGTGGCCTGCGTTATAGCCGTATCCAGCCCGCTCAGGTCTTCCGCCTTGCCCACCGGATCAGCACCCGACGTCGCGCAAGGCGTGAGGCCGGCCGAGGTTGTCCAGAGTTCGCCGGCCGAGCCATCCCAGATAAAGCCGTCTTCACCGGGCAGGAAAAGGTCGGCGAGCGGATAGCCGGTGTTTGCGGGAGGCTCGCTCGCCACCGTCATCAGGAGGTTCATTAGACGACCTCATCCACCACGGCGGGAAAGGTGCGCGCCTCCGCCTCTGCTGCATCGGATTCGATCTTCACGGAGTGGAGACCATAGGTCGCTCGCGGGTTGATGGAGCGCATGGTGGAGGCGTTGAAGGTCACCTCCTGAATGGTGTTGTCCATATAGATGGACCGATAGTTGGCGCCATCGATAGACCCCTTGAGCGTGACCTTCGTCCCCGTCATTGCCGCCGGGAATTCCAAGGCCACCAGAGCGCGGCCGCGGCCGATCAGGAGGGCGCCAGTGCTAACCGTGCCGCTGAGGGCAATGCTGAAGGATTCAGCCATTTGTCATCTCCAAAAATAAAAAACCGCCTGATGGCGGTTCGTGAGTTGTGCGGGCGCGACTTACTCGTAAAGGATGTTGACGCTGCCGGCGTCGAAGGTGTCGGTGCCGTTGACCGTGGTCAGGCGTACGCGGTCGAGCGTGGCGGAGAGGGCTTTGCTGCCGGACGTAATGGAACAGCTCGTTGCCGAGCCAACACTTCCGGAAATAACCCACGTATTGGTCGCGCTATCGAGGCGCGAGAGGGTGGCGCTGCCGGATATGGCAATCCCGGAGCCGAACGTATGTGTCAACTGGAACCCGGCCGTCAAAAAGGCCGCGGACGTCGAGCCGCCATTAGCGACGCCGACTACAAGCGATGTATATGAAGCGTCCTCAACGCCGTCGGAGTCACCGATCTGGAGGAGCGGGAGAGAAGAACCATTGGTGCTGACGCCAGCAACCATCACCGTGATCTTCTTCACCCAAGAAGGGATGCTGGTAAAGTCGATGGACGTGCCGGAGGTCGTTGCCTGTGCGGTGCCGGCCACCAGCACTGCGGCACGCAGGCCGGCAGGCGTTACGGCGCGCTCGGTATCGGTGCCTGCCGTCGCTTCCGTGGTAGTGGCGAGCTCGACGATGCCAGTGCGGGCTTCGGTGGCCGTGAGGTCTTTCACCCACTCCGTTGTGGCGGTGCGCTTGGAGTCGTCGGTGAGGCTGACGGCGTAAGGCGTGGCATGAAGCTGCAGGCGCGTGCCGTCGTCGGTGATCTTGTAGATGCGATTGGCCACGAGGTCATTGGCAGCCAGTGCCGTCGTGCCATTCCACGTTATAGCCCGAGCCGCCAGACCGCTGATGGCCGCCGTCACCGCCCCAGTATTGGCTTGGGCGCAGATGAACTCGAACGTCTGGCCGGCGGTATAGGCGCTAATCGGGGTCGCCGGGGTCAGCGTCAGGGCATCAGCCGTCCCGCCTGCCGTGCCGCACCAGGTCGTTGACGTGGCGTCCGGCACGCCGGAAATGTTGTCCATCGTCCAGATGGTCGCGTCGTCCGCGTCCTTGAGAACGATCTTGTACGAGCCCGCCCCCAGGAAAATGCCGTTGTCCGGCTCGCCGCGGGCGTTGAGGACGACCGGGTTGGCATTCGACACATTCCCCGCTGCCGTCGTATAGGTGGCCTTGGGCGTCGTGGTGCCGGCGTCGTAGGTGTGGATCTTGCCGCCGCTGATGGGCGACCAAGTGCCATTCACCAAGACCATGAAGCACTGCTTCGGCATCGGCATCAGTACAGTTGCCATCGGGTTCTCCAAAACAAAAACCCCGCACTAGGCGGGGTTCTGGTGAGCGAATTCAGGTGGTCGGTTCAAGAAAGCCGACTTTGCAAGCAGAATCGGGTTTTGTCTTTCGTATCAGTTACTTGGCTACATGGTGCTGATCGGCATTGACGCCGGTCCCTTGTGGCCGGCCACCCCTCTGATATATTCCTGCGCATGGGAGAGCTACCTATGCGCAGGATTCTGCTTGTCTGTCTGGCCACCACCCTTTCAGGGTGCCTTGGCGACCCAAATTCAGAGCCAAAGTTTGGCGAAACTGGGCTGCCACAGAACTGCCGCGCCTACATCCAGTACGCCGTAGACTCTTGGCGTTCTGGTCAGTACTCAGCGGAAGACACCCTGTCCGGCATTGAGCGGAATTGCGGGGCCAGCGGCACTAGCTGGGGCCAGTAATGACTCTCCCCGCCTCAACCAAGCGCTTTCTTGCTGTCATCCTGGCCAAGCTATGGGTTCTTGGCGTGCCACTGGCAATGCTTGGGGTCATCTACTACGGGCTAAGTTTGATTTCGCCCTTAATAGCTTGGCTTGGCGTTGCCTGCGTAGCAGCGGTGATGCTAATTGAAGACCGCCGCTACTTACTTGCCGCGATTCGATACCCGTTCCGAGAAAGGCGAGGCCCACTTTAATGGGACATCACCCCAAGGACCACAGCCGATCAGCACGCTGGGGGCATGCCGCCGGCCGAGCCATTGGCCCCATTTTCCGCAAGACATTTGGGGCGTTCTCTAGGGCGATAAGGCCGCTGTATCAGTCTGCCGCCGAGACCGCTAACAAAGCCCCTTACTCGGTCAAGTATGTCGTTGCCGTGCTTCTGGCTCAGTCCATGGCCATTGGGCTGTGGGCATTCCACGTTGTCGGGATGGCGTGGCTAATCCATCTTTTCTTCGGGACTGACATTCTCGTTGTAGCGGTCATCTATTTCCCAATTCTTGTGTGGCTGAATCAGTTTTCAACTGACGAAGACCGTCTTCCCAGCTTACGGCGCGTTTTTGGGCTCTGGCTTCTGCGCAAGCATTGACCACGCCGACACCGAGGGAGCCGGCTGCGGGAGATACCCAGGCTGAAGCAGCGACTGCAATGCATTGGGGACGCGCTGCACGGCCTGTGCCCGCATCACCGGGAGCTGGCCCTGCAAGATCAAGTCCTCCAGATCCCGAATCGAGGCTTTCGTTGACTGCGTGGCGCCATATTTCGCCGCGGCGCCGATGGCCGGAACGACCAAGCCGGCCGGGCCCATGGCCGCGGTCGCTCCCAAGCCAACGCCAGTACTAACCGCGCCGGTGGGAGAAAACTTACCGAGCAGGCGCAGCACCTTGTCGGATTTCCCGCCCATCACAATCTGCTTGATTTGCGCCTGCTCTTCTTTGCTGAAGGCGCGCATCTTTTTGGGCTCATTGGCGAGCTGCCGAAACTTCTGCAGAACCGTGCCGAGATACTGGCTTTGCGTGTACTGCGACGTGTTGTTCTCGGCCTTCTCAAAAATGTCGTCAAGAATCTGCGCCTTCGACTTCATGGCCCAGGCTTTCCGAGCTTCCTTGATCAACTCCATGCCGTTCTTATAGTCGCCGGTCACGGTATCTGGCATGGCTTTGTCGCCAAAATCGTCCAGCTTGTCCTTCATGATCTGTAGGGCACGCAAGTCGGAAGGCTCGGCACGCCGCATTTCCTTGCCGATCATCTGGCGGAATTCATCTAGTTGTGACAGCGGAATGTCACCAGTCGCCGCCAACTCATCCAGCTCCTGCAGCATCCCCGTGGTTTTGGGGCGCAGAATCGCATTGGGCTTACCAACCGCCCCCTTAATCTCGTTTGCCACCTTTTGGATGCCAGATTGTCTGAACAGCACCCCCGCATCTTCGGCCTGCTTGTACAGGCCCTGCGCCTTCGATGCCAACAGATCTGCGGCACGGCTCATGGTCTGCTCTTTACCGGCGCCATTGGTCAGGGTCGAGATTGCGCCCTTGGCGTGGCGCAATGCTGGGGGAATGAGGCCATTGGCGACGCCACCAACTACCCCGCCCATGCCAGCCTGCGCGGCCGCACTTGTTTCAGGATTTGCAGAGGACAGGACCAAGCCAGCAACGCCGCCCTGTGCTATCCCATTCACAACAGCCGGCGCTTTCGCTAGTTGCGGCGCGACCTTCGCGGCGGTAGACGCCACGCGAAGGCTGGACACCGGGGCGGTTGCCGCCACATTTCCAACAAATCGGCCGACCTTCCCGGCCGTTGAGTTATTAGTGATGGCGCCGAATGCCTCCTGTTGGCTGCGAGTGGCCGCCTCTGCGGACGGGGACATCCCAAGCTTTTCACCTGCTGCGGCTTCCCAAGAATCTGGAATCAGCGTGCCAATCCCCTGCGCAAGGGAGTTGGTGAAATCCGCCGCACCCATGCCGACGCCAACAAGAGTGTCGCGGAATGGGCGGCTTTGCGGCTTGCTTTTTGCCCCTGCGGGAGCAGCCTGATTAGCGACATTCCTGGGCGCTGCCTGCCGTGAAAACTGCTGCTGCGCATATGCAAGCACCTGCTCTTCGGTCGCATCATCGGGCGCGGTAATTTCGTGCCGCGAGCCATCCGGCGCAGTGATTTCATAACGTGCCATTAAGGAAGCCTCTTGATGCCCCAGCCAGAACCGCTAGCGGGCTGATCCCGCCCCACGATGTTTTCCGCCCTCAGTCCGTATTGGCCGGCCAGTGCGCGGTAGCCCTCTTTGGTGTCCTTGTAGGACTGCTCGGCGGTCCCGAAGAGAGAGTCGGCCAGCGCCTGGAATTCGGCGCGCTGCTGCGGGTTCAATCGCTGGCCGTTCTGCAGCATCTGCGCATAGTTGCCGACACGATCAAGGGCGCCCGTGGCATTCATCGCCATGCCAAGCTCCGACTCTCGAACCACTGAGCCAGGATCGAGCATCTTCATGATGGCAGTAGCGGCTGCCAGATCGCCAGCCGCCGAATTCTGGCGCAGCGAATTGGAGACGTTGGAACGGGCGCGGCTGACCTCACGATACGTAGAGGTCAGGCCGTTGAATTCCTTGCGCAGATCCATTTCCGCCTTGATAGTGTCCTTGCGGTCACGATCAGGGTTATCCATGACGCGGGGCGCGGTCGCAATCGTTTCCCAGCGTCCGGACCTCGAATCCCATTCCTGCGTCAGTGTCTTGCCACCACTATGGAATTCTCGCGTATTCGGAGCCTTCGGCATTTCCGGCTGTTCTTGGAATGGGAGTCGCTCCCATCCGCGCTCATTTGCGCCCCAAACGTTGCCTTCCTTATCCGTTTTGGTCACACCAAGCCATTTTGCCGACTGCGGCGCGGACATGGCTTGTAGCTTGGCAATGCCCTCCATCTGATCGAACGCGCCACGACCCGCCAAATAATCTGCAGCGCTCTTGTAGTCGAAATTAGCGGCCGTTCCCGGAGTAGTGCGACGCTCAAGCATCGGGCCCGCCGTGCTCTGGCCGGAGAGGTCTGCGGGCTTCGCGGCGGCCGTGCTGGGGATGAGCCCAAGGCCCACACTGCCCGTGCGCGCCAGCAACTCGTCCGCGCCGCTCTGTGGCGGCTGGCTGGCAAGCGCCGCCAAGGGATTAGCCTTCGGGACGTATTCCGTGCGTTCCGGCTGCGCCTGCTTCCAGAACTGCATCAGGCCCTGACGGGTCTGCTCGTCGTAGTCGTGCTGCTTGCGGACCCGGGCCAACTCCTGCATCTGCTGGCGCCACATCAAGCCACGCTGGTAGGCGCCGACCGGGTCGGCCTGCTGCATGCTGCCTGCGATATCGTAGAACGTCGCCATTAGCCGCCTCCTCCCGCGAACATGCCTGCCATCTGCAGGATTTGGTTAATACTGTTGTTCATTGCGTTGTACTGGCCCATATAGCCAGAGGCACGCGCCGCGCCGGCCGTCATGGTGTTGTTGCCAACCTGGTTGCCGAGCTCGCTACGCAGGCCGCCCAAGTACTGGCCCGTTGCCTGCCCGGTGCCGGAGAGGCCGGCCAAGCGGTTATAGGCGTTGCCGAACTCGTTGGAGGCGTAGTCCTGACCGAAGCGGGTGATGTCCTTGAGCGTGTTGCCCGACAGCAGATTGCCGCGGGCGGCCGCGCTGTTCTCCAGTGCCTTAAGTCCTTCAGTCATCCGCATCTGGTAGCCCGGATCACGCTGCATATAGGCCTTGTAGGCATTGGGGTCCGTAGACTGCGACCACGAGCCATCCGAGCCCTGCTGGAAGTTCATCAGGCCCATCAGAGAATTCAGACCGCCCTGCCCGGCCTGCATCCACGGCATGTTGTCCTTGCGCGTCTGGTTGAACATCCCCATTTGCGTGGCGGAAGCAGCATTGGCGGCATCAACCTGCGCATCCGCCGCCCTGTCGGCCGCGTTCATGCCAAATAGCGTCGAGCCAATAATCGGATCAGGCATGGTCGAACTCCGCGAGATAGTCTTTCAAGTGCTCCCCGTACATCGCCAGTACTCTCCACCCTTCAGCCGTTGCCATCTGCTCGCCGTGGACGAGGTAAAGCACCTGCAGCACCACGTCGTAATAACTGGCGCGCCACATATAGGCCTTGGGAAGTTGGTCTTTCAGGTCGTTACGCTCGACAAAGTCCGAGGCCTGCCATTTGAGGATCATGCTTTGCACGAGCGGCATTAAAGAATGAGCGTGCGCCTGAAAGAATGGATTAGCCGGGAGGGAGACCAGCGACTTCCAGAGCAGCTCATTCAGTTCGTTGCGGGGGATTTCCCCCTCATCCGCGATGTCGTCGATGCGCTGAATCACCACATACAGATCGGCCAGCCAATCAATCGCAGGCAGTGGCAGCCGGAACTGCTCGTGAAGCATTCCACGCAGTGAAGAAATCGCGGCAGCGTCTTTCATCAGACAGTCGTCTCGTAGACCGAGCCCACGAGAGAGATGGAGGTGTTGGCGCCGGCCAGTGCCTGCAGGGTGGCGCCCGCTTCCAGCGTCTGGCCGATGGCCTGTGCCACCACGTAGCTTTCGCCCGCAGCAATGGAGCGCGCCGAAAGAATCTTGTTCGTGTCCGAAGCAGTGCCGCCGCTCGGGACGATATGCAGTGTCATCGTGACGGCGCCGCCCGTGGTGTTGGTCGCCGTCAGGGCAGAAATCGTGCTGATCGTGTTGGCCGGTGCGGTGTAGTAGGTCGCCGCGGAGGTAGTGAGCTGTGCCGCGGTAATGGCCTGAGGAATGCGCTGCATGATTACCCCTGATAGGTCGTTTCATAGGCCAGCGGGCAGTCTGGCTGCGCCGGCTGGGCAATGTCGTGGAATTGCCCGGCTTCAGCCGGGACGGGCTGCATCAGCATCTCCGGCAGCGTCTCTTGCACCACGAACGGCGCGAAGACATCCGCGAATTCCGCTGCCACGTCGTCTGATGCAGCGCCACCAAGGCGCTGGATGATGGCCTGCATGGCGCGAAAGGCTTCGGGCGTCAGCTTGCCCTCCGGCGTAACGAACACCATGCGCGGGGTGATGGTGAGGGGCGTGCTCATGCGGAGAACCTCACTTTCCAGCCGCGGATGGCGACCTTTACCGGGTCGGTAATGCACAGTTGGAAAGTCTTGAAGCGGCCCATGCCATTCATGAGCCAGCACACCGGGATGCCGTATTGCCCCACCAGCCCCAGTGAGCGCGGCCGCTCATTGCCGAACGTCGCGCCGTAGTCGCCCGACGTGGACAACATTACCTGCGGATCCGAGCCCTGCCCCGTCTGCAGGCCAATACCGGTTTCCATGTAGAGCTCGACTTCGTCGTAAGAGACGGGCTCGCCGTCACCGACATGCGTGCTGATGATCTTGCGAACGATGGTGTCGCCGTTGTCGGTATATGTGTCCATGTCGATGACATAGAGCCGGCCGTTGCCGTGATCGCCCCCCAACGGGAGGCCGCTGAAGTTGACGTAATGACAGATGCGGTCGCGGTGCAGGCCGTTGCTGCTGTCGCGCCATGCCCGGCGGTGCCAGCGCTGCTGTGAGGCGTCATAGACGAGCGTCATGTCGCCCGATTCGGAGGACAGCACGTAATAGGCGTGCCCGTCCTGCATGTAGGCCCAGGCATAGGCATCCGCCATGTCCGCCCATTGCGAGATGGCGTATTCCTCGGCATGGGTCGAGATGCGCACGGGCTGGTAGCCATTGAGGCGCCACACGATGCCCTGCCCCTCGGCAGAGCGGCCCAGCCAGAACACCGAAGAGTCCAGCTTGACGACGCTATCCGGGGCAACCACGCCATGCTCGATGAAGGCGTTGCCGCTGCGCTCGAAGGGGAAGCCCGCCGCTCCGGTATTCATCCAGAACTCCAGCGTACGGCTGCCGAACAGGAGGATTTCGCGGTTGGCCACGATGCCGCGGAGCAGCAGGTCGGGGTCGCCTTCCGAGCTGGCGAATTCCAACGCCTCCCATGCCGTACCGCTCAGGCTGCCGGACTTGTACCACCGCTGGGTGCCATTGCCACCGACGATGAAGAAGCTGTCGACGTAGTCGCACCACGTCACGCCGTTAGGAAAATCAGGGTCGGTGATGGTCGCCAGCACGCCCGCGGTGATGGTGTAGCCGCCCACGCCGTCGACCAGCAGAATGTCCGTGCCGTTGCTGGCGCAGTACACCTTGCCAGCGGTCGAAGAGAGCGTGCCCAGCAGCGTGGCGTTGCTGCTGTTGGTGAGGCTGTAAACGGCGTTCCCGCTGACGACATACTGCGTGCCGCTCATCTCGATGCCGCCGCGGATCGGGCCGTCACCGACCGTTGTCCACAGCCGCTTGCCGGGCGTGCCATACAGCCGCCACGTGCCATCTTCCTGCCGTTCGGGGAACAGGTTAATCAGCGACTCCGCCGATACCGCCCGCGACCGCGACTCTACCGAGGCGGCAAGAAGGTTAAAGACGGGCATCAGCGGCAGTCCGGGGTCAGGAACAAGCTAGTGGCTTCGTTGTCGAACGCCTGCACGGCATCAAGGGCAGCCATGGCGGCCTCCTTGAGTTCCATGCGCTTCTCGAAGGAGATGGCGCGGTATTTCCGGGAGAGGCGCAGCGCGAGATTCAGCGCGAGCGCTTCGGCCCACTCAATCGGAAAGTCCGGGTTGTCGCCCGCGGCCTCCATGTCCTCCAGCGTGCGCTCCACCGTCATCTTGACGCGGTAGAGGTCACCATCCGGCGACGGCCACACATAAAGCGTGCCGGAGACGCGCTGCGGGTCGTAATAAGCCAGCGTCGGCCGGCCGCTCGACGTCTTGTCCGGGAGGTCGAAGTACTCCTGCCGGGAAACCATCGACAGCGGCGTTTCAATGCCGTCCGCAACAATGCGGGCCGACGGAATACGCAGCGGCTTGTAGAGCTTGCTGGTGAAGGCATAAACCGCATTGCCGCTCGCCGCCTCATCCGTCAGCGCAGAGACCAGATTGACGGCGCCAGAGCTCGGCACTGAGCTGACGGCCGTCCAATGCATGTCGCCGCTGTCGAGCTCGATGCCGATGAAGTCGGCCGCTACCATGCCTGTCGACAGGACTCCGATGGACACGGCGCCGCTGGCGGCATCCGCGGTCAGCGCAGCCTCCACGACATCGGCCGATGCGCGGTCGCCCGTGCTGGTGAGCGTGTAGGCCTCCTGGTCTTCCGTCAGGAAGAGTTGGACTTCCTGCAGGCCGAACAGATGCACACCCTCCGCCATCCATGCCTTGATCATCATGTTCAAGGTGCGCTGCGCCGAGGCAGTCATGTCGGCGGAAGCCGTCTGCCCCTCTTCAATCGCGCCGCAGAGCTGCAGGGCCTCGTCGATCAGATCGTCACGGCCGACGCTGTAGGTGGTTACGCCAGAAGTCGCCATTTACAGGTCGTCCGCGGTTACTTCGTTGTCGGAGAGGAAGCGGGGCTCGCCGGGCGGGCGCGGATCCATGACAGTGGGGTCTTCGGCCCGGCCCCGCACAAAGTCCTGCGGGTGGCGCGCCTCGAACGATTCCTTGCGCACCACGGAGCCTGTCCATTCCTTGCGAGCGTCGCCGGAATAGATGGCGAAGCCCGTGCGTTCGCAAATGAGCTTGTGCCGCCCGGGCCGGTATTTCTTGGTCATGGGAGAGCCTCAGAAGCCGTCCTTGGCTGCAGGGATCAGCGTTCCTTGGCGGCGAAGACGTAATCGACGGTCATCACCTTGGCGGCAGCTTCACCCGCCTGGATACCGAAGCTGATGGTCAGCTCCTCGTCATCCGGCAGCGCAGTGCTCGGGGTCAGCGTGCCTTTCTTCACGTCGTTAACGAAGTACTCCACGGAGGACTTGCCGTCGAAGTAGAAGCCGACCGTGAGGAAGGTGTCGCTTGCTACCGTGGCAATCGCGGAGGCGCTGGATGAGGTGCTGTCCTTGGTGACGTAGAAATCGAGATTGGCGTCACCGTCATCCTTCATGAAGTAGATGCCGTCGGTGACAGAAAGCGGCGACGTGTCGGTGATCTGCAGGCCGATCACGAAGTCAGACTGCGTGGCGTCCGACACCTTGAAGCGGGCCTTGAACCAGGCGCTCTTGCCGGCCGCCATCTTGAAAGACTCGCCGACCTTCTGCAGGAATTGGTTGTCGTTGTCGGCGCTGCCCGTGGTGACCACGACACAGCCGCCATCGATATCGCCAAGGGCTACAGAGCCCGTGGAGCCGGTTTCGGTCGCGGTCCAGTCGCCAGCGACATAGCAATCGAAGTCCTCCATGAACACATGGACTTCGGTGGGATCAGGCAAGCCAAACATGCCAAGGGTCGCGCCCTTGACGGCAGTGGTCAGGCCATTGGGAAAACGTACGGGGGTAGCCATGAAAGCCTCTCAGCGTCTCAGCAAAAAGAAACGCCCTCCGAAGAGGGCGCTGAACAGGGGGTAAAGAAGAAGGCCCGCCGAGACGGGCCATGGACTGCTCTTAGGCGCCGGCGGAGCCGAATAACCCGCGCCAGTCGCTCCAACCGAAGCTGAATCGCTCGTAGGCGGCGGCCTTGGCGTTCTTCGTGTCGAAGTCGTTGTCCTGATCGAAGGACATCGCTTCGCGCACGTAGTGCTTCATGCCGTCCGGGCAGTTGGTGCGGATGAACCAGGCATCGGCGTCGGTCAGGAAGTGATTGACCTTGGCCCCTTCCGGAATCACGCCATTCAGCTTCAGGATGTTGGCGTCGTTGTTGGCCGTACCGCTCTGCTGCACGCTCTTGAGGATGCGCTGGGCTTCGAAGTAGTTGGCCGGGGCCACGATCAGCGACTTCGGCATCAGGT